CCACCACCATCATCATCACTATCGCCACCACCATCTTCCCCACCACCACCACCATCATCACCACCATCATCACCACCATCATCATCACCACCATCATCACCATCATCACCATCTTCCTCATCATCATCATCACTAGATTCATCACTAGTTTGATTTGCTAATTCTAATTCTTTATATTTTGTTATCAAAATTTTATTTAATTCCTTTTGTTTCAAATCAATAAGTTTACAAATTATTCGTGAAAGATGTTTTGGTAGTTCTACCTTATTTTTGTCTTCTTGAGATAAATCGGTTTCTATATCTTTACTATCAAAATTTAGATTAATTCTAAAGATTTGATAAATTTCTTTGGCGGCCATATCACCACCTTTACCCATTTCAGATGTTCTAACAAAATCTTTATAGCATAATGTATTATCATTCATACTAATTGTAATATCTGGAATAAAATATGTCATAACTGATTTAGCATAATCAGAAATGTCAGATTTACTTTCTTCAATATCATATTCAACTACATTTTCACCACACTTCAATACAAGTTGTTTGATTGGGTTACCTTCTTCATCTAGTTTATTGTTTTGGGATTCAATATTTTCAATATTATTGATAACATGTTCTATATTAGTATTAATGTATTTTCGTGAAATATAACCTAATTTTTGGGCATCTGTAGACATATGCGATTCTGAAATATCTATATCATAGTTTTTAGGATATCCAATATTCATTGTATATGACCCAACACGTTTTCCTAGTTTTTCGGATTTGAAATCCTTACGCATAGATTTCGATGTTGATTTAATACATTTTCCATCATATTCAGTATAATATTCATAATGTCCATCTTTATTGTAACTATCGATATGATATGTTTCTAACTCAAAATTATAAATATCTGGTAGGATATAACTTTTACCGTCCCAAATAATTTCCATTTTCAATCCTTCTTTAATATTTTTATTATATTTTTTGATACAATGTAATACTACATCTTGTAATCTAAATTTAGTTGTTAAATTAGTCCCATTATATTCTTTAGTAACACCTTGTTCATAGTTTTTAGATTGATTAATATCAAGTTTTTCCCATTTAGGACGATATTCATGGTCGCCAGTCCAACAATTTGAAGAACATACAGATTGATCTTGAAGTTTTTCTAAATCTATTGTACATTGATAAGCATCATCATTATCTTTGGAAGTAATAATTTGTTGTCCTTGGCCAGCAAGTATACATCGTGAATAAAATCCACCAATACCATATTTACCTTTTTTGTTTATTTTTTTTGATTTTGATCTTCCATCTAATGTTAATGAATTTGTTCTATCATCACTATTCATTGGATTTCCATTATTATATATTTTTCGAAATGTATTATTTTGAAACTCTTGAACTATATGTGTCGCATTTTCATCCGTTGAATTATCAATTTCTTCATCAATAGCATCTTGTTTTTCTACTCCAGTTTTCCCATTAATGGCTTTCCATATTCTATGTTGTTCATCGGATGAAGTTGTCATGTTTATTCAAAATATACACGTTTTTTTTGTTTCAATTTTGTTATAATTTGTAATGAAAATTGAAATATTACAATTGTAAAAGCTTAAATAATATAATATGAATAAAATTGTTTCATTTATCAATCCTCGAATATGTGAATTAGTCATTTATAATACTAAATAATTGTATGATTTAGTGAATAATATAACATTATCAATAGAAAATACTACAAGTTGGGTTCGTAATTCATTATTTATTGAATGTGATGATATTAGTTATATGTATGGCTTTAGATATAATATTAAGGAAAAAAAAAATGTATGGTCTCCATTTAAAATAAAAGATGATGTGTGTAGTTTAGCATTGAATTATAGTTCAAATCCATCATTGTTTGCTATATTTAATGATGTATTATCAAATATTAATAATTTATAATAGTATTTTATAATGGGTTTTAATCGAAAAAGTAAAAAAATGAGATTAAAAAAATCAACTAAAAATAAAAATAGATTAAAAGGCGGTAGTTCAAGTAAATGTAAAGGGGCGAAGAAAGCAATGTGTGATTTAAAAATGTGTAATTGGAATTTTCATCCATTACAACCTGGACAAAAACGTCGCAAAGGATTTTGCGATGACAAAGACATGTCTAATAATTTAGAAGAATTGTTAGAAGATACAGTAGGTTCGGCCAGTTCTATATTTACAAATATGGATTGTGACTCTATAAAAGAATTTTATAGTGTCAATAAAAGAAACCGCGATTTTATTAAAAAATATATTGGGGATATTTATTTAAAAAATAACAGAATAGATAAAGAGTTTTTTAAAGATATAGAAATAATAAACGAAAATCCAAATAGTTACAAAGATTTTGTACATATATGTGGTTGGAATAATGTATTAACTAAGTTACGTTCATATGGTGATAAAATGCCATGTAACTTAAACATATCTAATTATGATTCTTTAATAAGTAGTTTTAAATTGTTAAAAAAGAACAAAGATGGAGACCCATTCATGTGGATAGACTTGTATTTGGTATTAAGAGGATTCGGTATGACTGAAAAAAACGCAAATTTATCTATAAATCATTTCAACAAAGAAAGAATACAAATAATGATACAATTAAAACAAGCTAATGTTGAAGATAGTTGGGCGTTCAATGTTATGAATTCTGATGCTTTCGACTTTGGATACAATACAATTAAAATACATCACATTATAAAATTGAGAATGGCTGGGTTCAAAAATAAATATTGTATTAAATCTGTTGAACGCATGGGTTCTCGAGGGTGGCCATTTACAGAAGAAATATTAGATGGTATAATAGAAAAAAAAGAAGATCTATTAAAAAATGAAGTATGGTTGGCGTCGTTAAGAAAGGCTGGAAAGAGGGGTCCAGCTGAGGACCCTGAAACAAGAGCTATTTATGATTCTTCGGACATATTTCAAAATCACCTTGATGAATGGTAGAATAAAAAGTTTAAATATTATAATTTAAAATTTATAAGATGGTAATCTATCGTGTGGTTCAACATAATCTAATCCCAATATTTTAAAAATATCTGATTCTAAATTTGTTTTAATTTTGAATTTTTTTTTCCCAGTTTTGGTGAGTTTAAAAATACCGTATTCATTAATTGAAAACCCTTTGGATAACGCATATTTTCGCATATTAACGTTAAATTCACCACTTCCAGTAAAATACAGTAATGCAGTAGGAAAACTACTTTTAGGAACCAATCTAATATCAATACGTCGGTTCAATGTACTCATTTTACAGAATCCCATATATTTTGTTGGATTATCAATGGATGTTAGGTGGTCTGTTAAGAATTTTTTTTCAACTAACAATGATAAAAATTCTGTCAAATAACTAGAGAATTCTACATTTTCATCTTTATCATGGTATAACAAAACATCGATATCACCAGATGTCGTTTTTTTTCTTCTGTATGAACCACAAATAGTCATTTTTAAGTTTGGGATTTTTTTGATGAGTTTAAGTAAATATTTTTCTATTTTTTGAATTTCGCTATGTGGGATTTTTGATTCAAGGTCTGAAAAATATTTAACACCAAGAGTTTGATGATGTGTTAAGTGTTGTAATATAGTTTTATGTGTTGCTGTTATTTTTTTGAAATTAATAGAAGTTAGAACATCAAGTGTAATACCTAGATCAAATAATTGGGTTGCCTTTACTGGACCGATTCCCGTAATTTTTTGTAATTTTGATAGTTCTTGGGCTTTAGCTAATACAGTTGAATTCAAATCTTTAATTTGGGTTAATGTTCCAGATTCAATGATTTCATTTATTTTTTTGATTGTAGTTTTTCCGATACCTTTAATATCTTTTAAATCTTCTCCTTTAGAAATTTCAAAAGGTAATGAATTAATGAGTTTGATTGTTTTTTTGTAACTAGTTATTTTGAATCTTAGAGATGTGTCTTTTGTTTTTTTTAGATCCATTGATGTTTTGTGGATAAGGGTTTCAAATGCACCTACTATATTAGAATTCATATTAGATTAATCTAAAAATAAATAATTATTTTTAAATCAATTTTATAATATAATATTATAGATGACTATTCTTAAACATACAAAAGACAAACTAAAAGAACAATGTTTAAAACTAAAAAATGCGACTATTTACAATGATATAGAATATGAAGAATGTTTAAAAAATGTATTTAGAAGTGATTTGTATGAAGATACAAAAACAGAATCTTCTGGTATTGACACTAATTCAAACTATTTTAATGATGATTTAGATACTAATAAAAAAAACTCGGATAAATATTGGAATAATATTAAAAATACTCCTATATTAAAAAAAAATCCGAATAATGAAAAAATAACGATACATGAATATTCAAAATTACAAATGTTAAGAGATGAATTACGTGATATATTATTAGAAAATCATGATACTGTTGAAGATACACAATATGATAAACTAAGACATTATTATAATGAAATTAATAAAAATAGAAATACGTTAGATAAAATAGGCGATAATGTAACAAAGTTAGATAAAATGAAATCAATCGAAGATATAAAATTAGAAAATAGTTCTTATAGTATTTTACTAATATTTGTTATAATTTTTATAATTATAGCAATAATATTAATAATAGTGTATTTTAAATTTTAATGTATTAATATATATATGAGTACTAATATTATAGAACATTTTTACAATCCTCCTTTACATGTTGTTGAAGCCCATCATATAAATGATGGGGATTGTGGGAGTCCATTAAATGGAGATTATAAACAATTACGTAATGAATTTTTTAACCAAAAATATGGGACGTTAAACAAGTTTAAACAAAGTGATGAACTTATAAAAAACTCAAAAATAAAAGCTATGATTGATAATAATACTAAAATGTTTTTAGAAATAGTAGATCAATCTTATTTATATAAAAAAATGAAGGAAAAAATACAAAATAATATAAAAGTGTTGGGTAGTAATAGACATAAAATAAAAGAGTCTGAAGGTGATAATCTTATGCGTGATCATAGAATAAAAAATTCTGATAAAAATAAAAAAATAAATATTATAAAATATATAGTTTTTATAGTATTAATAGTAATATTTTTGATAATTGAATTTATATTATTAATAATATAAATTTATTATATTAATATATATGGTAAAAGAAAATTTCGAATCATCAACTAGTTCTGGGTCACAAAATGAACCTGTACTTCTGAGTCTTAATTTAGCACATATAGAAGATACTATTAGTAACATGAGTGAAAAAGAACTAACAGACTATAAG